AGCCCTGGCTACCGGGCCAGCCGGCGATCACGCGACCGCCGCTCGACCCATCGATCCTGACGATCAAGACGCCGCATGATGAGCAGACACGCTTTATCACGAGCCCAGCCAAGCGCAAGGTTATCCGAGCCGGCAGGCGTGGGGGCAAGACAACCGGGGTCGCAATCATGGCCCTGCGTGCGTTCCTTGACGGCCGCCGCGTGCTCTACGCCGTGCCAACCCAGGACCAGGCCGATAGCTTCTGGCATGAAGTCGTGACGACGTTGCAGCCGGCGATCGATGCGAAGGCGCTGGTCAAGAATGAGACGCGGCGCTATGTTCAGCGACCCGGCACCCGCCAGCGCATCCGCTGCAAGACGGCGTTCAACGCCGACACCCTACGCGGTGACTATGCCGATCTGCTCATTCTGGATGAGTTCATGCTGATGCACGAATCGACCTGGCAGGACGTCGGCGCGCCGATGCTGCTCGACAATGACGGTGACGCGGTCTTTATCTATACGCCCCCCAGCCGGCGCACGCGGCACCTGTCACGCGCAGAGGACCCGCGTCATGCGTCGAAGCTCTACGCGCGTGCAGCTGCAGACGAGTCCGGCCGCTGGGCCGCGTTTCACTTCACATCGCGGGATAACCCGCACATCTCCCAGGCGGCCGTCGCCGAGCTTGCCGCCGACATGACCCAGCAGAGTATGCGGCAGGAGATCGAGGCCGAGGACCTGGACGATGTGCCGGGCGCTTACTGGAGCCGTTCTCTCCTGGAGAACACGCGCGTTACCATCGTGCCTGATCTCGTTCGCATCGTGGTCGCGGTCGACCCCAGCGGCTCGGCGGGCGGGGATGCGTGCGGTATCGTCGCCGTGGGCAAGGGCCAGGACGGCCACGGCTACGTGCTGGACGATCGGACCATCCAGGGCTCGCCGTCCGTCTGGGCGCGTGAAGCGGTCGCAACCTATCAACGCTGGAAGGCCGATCGGATCGTGGCCGAATCCAACTTCGGTGGTGAGATGGTGGCATCCACGATCGAAACGGTTGACGGGGCGCCCTTCGTGACGCTGGTCCATGCCAGCCGGGGCAAGCAAGTGCGGGCCGAGCCGATCGCCGCGCTGACTGAGCACGGCCGCTTCCACATGGCCGGCGTGTTCCCGGAGCTTGAGGATCAGTTGGTTACCTACGACGGCAGCGGGAAGTCACCTGACAGGATGGATGCGATGGTATTCGCGGCCACTGAGCTGGACATTCACACCCAGCCCGAAAGAGATATCTGGTAGATGCACCCGTATTACGACGATGGGCAAATACAGATATTCAATGCTCGCTGTGAGGATGTGTTGCCGACGCTTGCCACCGCCTCGATTGACGCTGTTATCTGCGACCCGCCCTATGGCACCACCGCTTGCGCCTGGGACACGCCGATACCGTTCGACTTCATGTGGCGGGAGTTGAAGCGCGTCACCAGGCGCAACGCCGCTATTGTGCTGTTCGGGTCGCAGCCGTTCACGAGCGCACTCGTGATGAGTAATCCGGCGATGTTCAAGTATGAATGGATCTGGCGGAAGAATAACAAAACCGGAAACCTACTCGTCGATAGACAACCAATGCGCGGGCACGAGAATATTTTGTTTTTTGCCGATGGGCAGACCATATATAACGCGCAAAAGATACGACGCACACCAGAACAATACAAGGCGGCTGTACGTGTCAACCCTACGACATATGGCATCATGGGGGCGGTCTATGATGGGCGCGAATATACACGCAGTCGGATTCGTCCTCCCGCCGAAGAGTATTGGTTCAGGCACCCCGATACGGTTTTAGAAGTTGCCTCCGACTCGAAACGCAACGGGGCCAATCACCCAACCCAAAAGCCCCTTGCCCTGCTCGAATATCTGATCCTGACCTACACCAACCCAGGTGATACCATTCTCGACTTCACAGCAGGAAGCGGCACCACAGGCGCAGCCGCAAAGAAGCTCGGTCGCAAGTGTATCCAGATAGAGCAAGAGTTGGAGTATTGCGAGATCGCCGCGATGCGCTTGCAGCAAGAGGTATTCGACCTGGAGATGGTCACATGAGCATGACGCGGTATACCACCGGGCGCCTGGTCAAGGCGATGGGCGGGCGGGCCGCCGATGCAACGATGGCCTGGGCGGGCGGCGCGCTCGATCGCATCATGCAGCGCACCGTCTCCCTGATTGCCGGGCAAGACTCGTGGATCTGGAACATCGGCACGGACGGCCGTCACGTTCGGATGCTCGACGGCGATCCCGATGGCATCATGGCCCTGCTCAGCCTGAATGAGATCATCTTCGCGTGTATGCGCGAACGCTGCAACGTGATGATCTCCCCGGCCTTTGTCGTCGAGCGCCGCAAGGACGACGGCACGTATGCAGCCGAGCCCGATCACCCGCTGGCACGCCTGATCAAGCGCCCGGCCGATAACATCGACACCGAAACGCTCTGGCGCTGCATGGAAGTCAGCTACAGCTCGCTCGGCAAGGTCTACCTTGAACCGCTGTATACCAGCCGGCGCCGCCAGCTTGACGGCCTGATGCCGCTCAACCCGGCCTGGATGCGTGAGGAAACAGACGGCGATGGCAACCTGACGAGCTACCGCTACGAGGTACCCAGCCTGGCGCCGGTGACGTTCGGCCCCAACGACCTGATCACTCGCCGCGCTGTCCTGTGGGCAGCCCCGCCGCCACTGATCGCCGCCCTCGGAGCTGCCGACGCCGACGCGGTAGCCAACCAGTTCATTAGCGGATTCTTTAGCGGTGGTGGCATCCCCAGTTCGATCATCAAGACCCGCGACGACTGGACCCAGGAGCGGGCCGACGACTTCCGCGCCGAGTGGGTCAAGCGGTTCAGCGGGGCGAATCGCCAGCCGGCCATCCTGGGCAAGTCGATCGAAAGCTACGAGCGCATCGGCGTCTCACTGAACGAATTGGATAACGAAACGCTGAGGATGTACATCGAAACGCGCCTCTGTATGTGCTTTGGTGTTCCGCCGCTGATCATCTATGCCTACGCCGGCCTGCTGAAATCGACCTATAGCAACCTCGATGAGGCGTGGGAATCCTTCTGGGATGCAACCGCGTTGCCGTTACTGCGCGAGTGGGCCAACTGGCTCTCCTGGTCCCTCCTGACGCTGTTCGAGGACCCTGAAGCCGTGCGCGCGGGCGATGTGCGCTGCAGGTTCGACATCGCGGGCATTGGGCCGTATCAGGAGGACGTAACGGCCAAGGTCGCTATGTTCTCGACGGGCTTCAAGGACCGCGCGGTGACGCTGAACGAGTATCGCGGCGCGATGGGACTGAGCCGGATCGAGGGCGGTGACGAGCTGGCCGAACCGGAACCTGATCCCGAACCGGAACCGGACGACGAAAACAAGGCGGTGATCCTTGAGTTGCCTATCCCGCATGAGGTGAATCATGAGTGAGAGCGATGAGCAGCGCGCAGAGCAGGCGCTTGACATCATGCGCCGCGCAGATAGCGCGCGCATTGAAACGAAGGCCGAGATCCCTTCCGCCGTGCTGGATGTGGCCGGGCGCGATGTGTCGATCCTGTTCAGCGTGGACACGCTCGATCGTGTGGGTGACATAACATCGCCGAAAGCCTTCAATCGCTCGATCGGCCTGGGCGTCGATCGCATCGCGCATCTGTTCATGCACGACGATCGGCAGCCGGCCATCGGGCGCATCATGACGATTGAGACGGTGACGCGGCGCGATCTGCCGGCTGATGTCCAGGCCGCGCATCCGGAGGCGACGGGCGGGGCCGTGGCTGTCTCGCGGCTACTCAAAGCCGGACGCGGGGCCGAAGTGCTTGAGGGCATCCGTGAAGGCATACCCTACGGCGCATCCTTCGGCTTTATCACCAAGAAATCCACAAACCATCCAACGATCAGGCGACCGGACGGCCGGCCTGCACGATGGCTTGAGGAAGTACACCTGCTTGAAGTCACGACCGCCTTACCGGGCGCAGCGGTCAACCTTGCGACCCGATCGCGTCTTGGGAAGGCGCTTGAACTACTCGCAGAAATGAAGGCAGGCGCGCGTCATTCGGCCAATGACGTGGACCTGCTGAACGAAATCGCCGCGCTCGTTTTGAGCCTGGGCGCGACGAATATCACCGCTGTCCTGTCCGATCCAGCCCAGGCGGCAACGCCACGCACATCGGCCATCGATGCCCTGCTCCATGATATTGGCTCACTCTATGAGGTGGCATGATGTCACTCTATGCAGCCCGACTCAAAACCGAAATGAAGCCGATGCTCGACGAGCTTCGGGAACTGAACGAACTGGACGAGCCGACCGAGGACCAAAAGCTCACGATCGACTCGATTAGCGATGCGCTGAAAGGCAAGAAGGCCGAATACGACAAGGCGATCGAGCGATCCCAAAAGACGCTCCAGGCCGAAACGATGTTCGCGGATCTGGACGATCCGACCGTGCCAGCGCGTGGCCGCGTCGATCGCCCGGCGCGTTCGGACGGGCAGCCCGAGCGCAAGGCGCTGTCCGACTACCTGATCGACAGCCGCGAGTTCAAGACACCGCGCAACGGCCACTACAACGTGGTCGAGCCCGTTCCTGCGAGCGTGCTCTACCCGTTCCTTGAGAAGAAGGCCGCCTACATTCCGGGCAACCTGCCCGGCGCTACGGCCGGACTGCGCGTGATCTCGCCCACCGATCCGGCGATCAAGTTCCCGCTGCTCGATCTGCTCCGCACCGTGCCGTGGAATGAGATGGTGGTGCCGTACCTGCCGCTCGTGTTCACGAACAACGCCGCCCAGGTCGAGTACGCGGCAGCGAAGCCTGAATCGACCAATGCCGGCGACATCGCGACGATGATGATGAAAACGGTGGCGACGTGGAAGGAAGTTCCGCGGCAGATCCTCCGCTACATCCCGGCGTTGCGCTCGGCGATTGAGGACGAGCTGCGAACGGGCGTGCTGGCGAAGATGCAAGACCTGGTGCTCAACTCCCCAGGCACCACGACGACGATGAAAGGCATCTTGTCGCAAGTGACGAACACCGCGTCGGGCGCGACCCTCATCGCACAAATCTTCGACTCCATCGGCAAGATCGAGGCGGCCGGGGGAACCGTTGACGCGATCCTCATGAATCCAACCGACTACGCCGCGATGCTGCTCGCCGAGTACACGACGAACCAGTACAACATCCTCGTGCAAGGCGAACGCTTCGGCAGTTACCGGATCATCCGCACGGGAGTTGTGGCAGCCGATAGCGCCGTGGTGGGTGACTTCTCGTCCAGTACGGTGCTGTTTGTCGGGGAAGCCGCGAATGTGCAGGCAACGGAGGCGTTGGGGTTCAAGAACAACATCGTGACGATACGTGCTGAGATGGACGCCACCGTTCTGGTCGAGCGGCCGTGGCTGATCTACAAGTGCGCCGGAGGCTGATGTCTGCTTATACCACGGTTGAAGAAGTGCGGGAAGCGTTGCCGTTATCGGCGGCAACGCCTACCGCTGACTTTGCGGATCTCATCACCGAGATCAGTGACGGGTTTGATGCGATCCTGGGATTCAGCTATGACGGGGTTGCGCGGACCGTCTTTCTCACGGGTGACGGTGGCAGCCGCCTGATGCTGCCCAGGCCGGGCGCGTATGAGCATGGCGTGATGACCGTGCTTGAATCCGGCGTGCTGGTCGCGACAAATCTCTACGAGCTGGAGCAGGACCACGGGCGCTACATCAGGCGCCTGGACGCCTCGGGGCGGTCTACAACCTGGCCCACGACCGAGCGAAGCATCAGCGTGACGTACGTGCCGAACCGTTGTCCGGCTGCCGTGCGGAACGCGTGTACAAAGGAAGTCGTGCGTCACTTCCGCTCGCAGCAGATGGGACACTCCCGCACCATCGGGGCGCCGGGCGTGTCGCAGCAGGTCTACGACGCCGGCTTTGATACGGGCACGATTGAGCTGTTGGAGCGGCGCCGCTGGATCGCGGGGTCTGGTGGACCTGGGTGGGTTTCTCTATGACCAGCAGACCGTTAGTCGTCAGTATCGAAAGTGAAGGTTTAGACCTTCTCCAAGATGCGCTACTCAACGCGCCAGAGCGAGTCACGGCTGCGACCTGGAAGGCCAGCCGGCGCGCGGCCCAACTGCTGCGGCCATCGATCGCGCTGGTAACACCGGTGGACACAGGGTATCTGCAATCCAACACCGAGGTCATGGTCGCGGATGCCTTCACCGTCCAGTACGAAAACATCACGCCCTACGCGCCCTATGTGGAGGCGCGAACGGGGTATGTCGAGACGGGCGTGGAGCGGGTGATCGGGACCGTCGAGGCGATCTACGAGCAAGCCTTCGATGAATTGGCCGCAACCTTCGGGACGGGTGAGTAAGTGCCCTCGAACATAACCGCCATCCGGGAAGCCATCGCAGCGAGCTATGCCAGCGTGCCTGAGCTTGACTTTGTGGCGCCGTATCTGCCGCCCGCGATCAATGCGACCTGCGCGCATGTGTTCTGGATCAGCGGCTGGGAGATATTGCACGCAACGCTATCGGGGATGCGCATCGGCTGGACGCTCACCGGCTACATCTGCCTGGTCCCAACCGACGAAGCAGAAACCGAGCGCAGATTGGCCCAGCTCATCGCCGACATGACCGAGGCGTTGTTTACCAACCTGCACGCCTCGGGCACGATCGAAGATGGCACGATCCAGTTCAGCGGCGGCGAGCGCGTGACGCTCACTGTGGCGGGCGTGCCGTTCGCATCCCAGCGCGTCACCTATTTCCTTGAAGAATCAT